GGTCTAAAGTGCCTTTGTACCAGTTAGCCAATATAGAGCTGGGTAAACCGTTAATAATCACTGAAGGCGAGTTTAAAGCCTCAGCAGCGTGCCAGTTAGGATATAATTGTGTTGCGCTGCCGGGAATAAGCTCCTATGTTGAGTCTAAATTTAATGAATTAATAAATTTGTTGGCAGAATATAAGATAAACGAAGTTTGTATTTTGTTCGATAATGAGATAAAAGATAACCCCGAATTTAAAAACTATAAAGAAGAGCCAATGAAACGCTATGACACTGAATATTTTGCGTTTATTATGGCTAAAAAACTAAATAAAGAGAACTTTGACTGCAGGATTGCAACTTTACCTGATTCGTGGATGTACCAAGGCAAAGTTGATATTGATTATGCGGTTTCGTGCGGGAAAAATAAAGTTGAGTTTGATGCTGTTCTAAAAAAAGCTTTACCGCCTGAAGAATATCTGGCTAGTTTAACCGATGAAGCAAAAAAGATTTTAACTAAAAAAGAAGCAAAACGCTTTTTTCGTACTCATATCAAGAAAGATTTTGGAAAATATGTTGCCATCCGCAAGAAAGGCAAAGTTGCTTATGAAGAGATTATTTCTAATTTTACTATTAAAATCATAGCAACTCATGCAACTATTAATGGAATAGTAAGAGATGTATGTTTTGTTGATCAGTTCGGCAATCAATCTAAACCAGTCAGCCTTGAGGCTATGTCAATGGCTGGATCTGATTCGTTCGCTTCGTTTTGTTATTCTCATGGTAACTATATATGGCGTGGAACAAGGGATGATCTAGCCAATATTTGGGAATCGGCGTTCCTAGAAGATGACGGCCGGTATATAGTTGAGCCGGATCATATTGGTTATTTATCAAGCGAAAAAATGTGGTTGTTTGGCAATATATCCATATACGACAATAAAGAAGAAATGCGTCCGGACAAAAGTCATATTTTTTGGACTGATAAAAAAGGAATAAAACCTGTTCCCATTACTGTAACAACGGGGCGCACAGCGGTAAGCGAAGGAATCCCTTACTTAAGTTTGAAAGAGTTTGATGTTAACGAAGTTAGGGAACGCCTTGAGGATACTATTGGAAAATACGAGGCTGCGCTATGTCTGGGATGGGTGTCTGCGGTGTTGTATCTCGAGCAAGTGTTTGGCTCTTTTGGGTGCTTTCCTTTTCTATTTGTTACCGGCCGAAGAGGATCAGGGAAGTCAACAGTTGCAGAATGGTTGATGAATTTTTACGGATTAGAAAACGCCGGGAAACAAGCAAATGATACTACCTCTGTAGGAATTCAGAGGTATTTGTCTTATTATTCAAGTCTACCTGTTTTTATTGATGAGTACCGCAACACAAAAGATATTGTTCGCAAAAATGGGTTATTGCGCAACTGCTATAACCGCCAATCTGCCGGCAAAGGGATCAAGGCTGATTTTGGTATCCGGGAAGCAAAAATTAGAGGGACAATCTTGCTTTCCGGGGAAGAAACTCCTAACGATAACGCTCTATTGACTAGGTGTATTGTGGTTAATGTTATGGATAAGCAAAGAAAAGAAAACCATCTAAACTGGTTTATGGCGAACAGGACAAAGTTTTCTTATCATATAGTTAATATGTTACGCAACAAAAACCCAGAACAGTTTATGTCTTTGTTAAATGCTTCAAAAGAGTATTTCATGTTAGCTAACAAAACAGACGATCGAACAGCGATAAATTATGCAGTGGTTGCTTCTGGGTATGCTATGGCTTTCCCGAACAACAAGACTAAAGCTCAGGATTTTGCTGTTTGGATGGCGCAAGAAGCGCAAAGGGCGCAGGAATCTATGCAGGAAGAACAGCCTGTGAGCGTATTTTTTAGTGATTTGTTATCCTATAAGTCTTTAGGGTTGCTTAGGGATTTATGGGATCATGATTTAAATGATAATAAAATATATGTGTATTTTAATGGGTTATATATGGTCTGGGCCAGAGAGCATCGGTCAACTCATGGAATAGAACCGTTTAAAGCTAATGCTATCCGCAACTATTTGAAGGAAGAGCCGGGTTATCTTGCAATGAACTCAAGTAAACGGATCAATGGGCATATAAGAAAATGCGTTGTTTTTGATTATGATCAAGCGCCTGAAGATCTTAAAATGTTGGTAGATAATGCGTAAAAGTAACAAAGTAACAAGAGGTAACATGAAAGGTAACAGCAAAAACCCTTTGAAATCAATGGTATTAAGTAAATGTTACTTTGTTACCTTAATTCTGCAGGTATCAGGTGGCTGGAATTTCTTATTTGTATTAAGTAGAGTTTTTTTCTGTGGGGCAGACATGTATTTTTATGGGTACAGAGGTAACAAAGTAACATTTGCGCTGTAACCCATTGAAAGACAGGCACTTAATGTTTTGAAAATGAGGTAACAGAAAGGTAACATGAGGTAACATTTTGAAAAAGTTTTCAGGATATGGTATGAATTATGAATATATTTGAAGAATTGCTTGTTAAACAACAGCCAGAAGATGATAGCGTGAATCAGTTTATTGAAATATATAAAAGTAATAAACCTCTTTATGAAGTGGTTACTGGCTGGGCGAGGTTGTCTCTTGATCAAAGAAATAATGCTATAATGAAAATGTGCGCTTCAGGTGATATGCCTGAAATAGTTTTAAGTATTGTTAGGGCTTTTGGAGGTAGTGTTAGTTTTTTTTAATAAAAAAAGGGGGGTATTATGCCATTACGGGTTAATGTTAGGAAGTGTTTAGCGTGCAATGGAACAGGAAAAACAAAATTTAATCTATATTGTAGTTTCTGTAATGGCACAGGGAAAATAGAGCAATTAAGGTTTTATCCGGAAAGGGGGGTGCAAGGTGGAATTCATAGAAGTTTTACGAAAACTGCGAGAAACAGACAAAAATAAGGTTGGCCCGATAACTGAAGATAGTTATGTTTTGTCTGCAAGAGAAGCTCATGATCTAATTATGCAGTATATTAATTGGGGGCAGCCTGATATTGTGTGGACAAGAACAAGGTTAACCGGATTAAAGCCGATTGAAGAGTTGCCAGAGGAAGAATTAAAAAGACTTTCTTCAGATGTAGCGAGCGCCCTAAAGCCTGAAGAGTTTCAAAAATTTAGTAAAATATGGGGGAATGAACACCGAAAAAAAACAGAAGAGGAGGTGTCAATGGTGTTTGTCGATAAAAAAGATAAAGGGCTTATTAAAGAAAAAAAGGAGGAATCTAAATGAAAGAAGAAAGTAAACTGTTATCTGCTTTTTTAAATATGGCATCGTTTTTTCATGCTATACCACAGAGAACTTTTACAAAAATTACAGCGATAACTCCGCATCGAGGGTTTGGTAGGCGAGGCGTGAATAAAAGTATTCCAGTTGATTATAAACATAAAAGAGTTACGCCAATAAAAAAGGGGGAATCTAAATGAATAAAGTATTAATTACTGGCGGTTGTGGGTTTGTAGGACATCATTTTGTTGAGCATTTTCTAAAGTATACTGATTGGGATATATATATTATTGACAAGCTTTCTTATTCTTCTTTTGGGTTTGATAGGTTAAGAGATATAAAGGTTTTTGATGATTCAAGAGTGCATATTTTTGCTCATGATTTTGTTCGCCCAATGGGCGAAGGGATGGTTGATGAATTAGGCGTTGATTTTAAATATATATTACATCTTGGCGCTGAATCCCATGTTGATAATAGCATTGTTGATCCTAAACCGTTCGTGATGTCTAATGTTGTAGGCACTATGGAAATGCTGCAGTTTGCAAGGAAACAAAAAGAATTGCAGGCGTTTGTTTATTTTTCTACCGATGAAGTGTTCGGGCCGGCGAATAAAACAACCCCGGGAACTCAGCATTATGTTAAAGATACCGATGTAAAGTTTAAAGAATGGGATCGTTATAATAGCACTAACCCATACTCTGCTGCTAAAGCAGGCGGGGAAGAATTAGCGCTTGCGTTTAGTAATACTTATAAAATCCCTTTACTGATAACTCATACAATGAATGTTTTCGGCGAACGTCAACATCCAGAGAAATATATTCCTATGTGCGTTAAGAAGATTTTAGCCGGGGAAGAAATAACTATACATTCTAATGCCGAAAAAACTAAAGCCGGAAGTAGGTTTTATATTCATGCCAGAGATGTTGCTGACGCTGTTTTGTATTTGCTTAATGGAACAGACAACAAAGTTTCAGGATTAACTATTGCGCCTAATGGAGTGTTGAGAGATAAGGTTAATGTTTGCGGATTGCAAGAGGTAGATAATCTTGAGTTAGCGCAGGCTATCGGGTATATTTTAAATAAAGAAGTTAAATATAAAATGGTGGATTTTCATTCTAGCCGGCCAGGGCATGATTTAAGGTATGCGCTTGATGGCGCAAAACTGCAGTTGTTAGGGTATAAGTACGAGAAAACTTTTATTGAAAGGTTAGAGAAGTCTATAAAATGGATGGTTAAAGAAGAGCATAAAAGGTGGTTGTAAATGGAAAAAGGATTATATTTAGCCCTTTTTATATTCATTGTTATAAGCTTAATGGTTGCATTTACAAGGCCTAAGAAACCTTGGGTTTTTGAATTAGAAAATTTAAAACCAAAATTAAAGGATAACAAAAAATGAAACACGAAAAACTAAAAACCGGGGAGCGGTTAGGAGTGATCCCAAAGAAGCAACTAAGAAAAATGAGGGAGTTGTTGGAATGTATTAAAAAATCAGAAGAAGCTATTGATTATTGGAAAAAAAGTTATGAGAAGGCAAGAGATGAGTATTTTAGAGAGTTGGCTGTACTAGAAAAAGAGTTTTTCTTGAAAGGGTCAAGGTATATTTTTAATCTTGACACTGGGGAGGTGAGGTTTTATGAAGATCCAAAACAGAACTGTTCAAGTAGGTGATATCTTTGTGTGTTATCTAAATTGCTATAAGAATAATGTTTTTTTTAGGAAAATTGTTGCTGTAAGTTGTTGTTGTGTTGAGGCAACAAGAGCTTGTGAAACGTTGGATGAACTGAAAAGAACTCAGATAGTGTTTAAGTTTGATAATAAAGAATGTAAAAACTGGGAACTGAAGTTTTCTTCAGGGCAAGAACATTTTAACAATTTTAAAGATGGGTTAGAAATTGATTATAGGTATGATTGTAAAACTCGCAATGTTACGATACATATTGAAGGCGTTACAGATGATATTAAAAAGCTTAAATGGATTAAAGAATTGTTAGAGGTGGTTTGACATGAAAGCGTTTTTAAGGATATAATAACAGTGAGGAGGCAGTGAATTTTATGGCTAATGAACAGAACTTAACGCCATGGCCAAAAGGAGTTTCAGGAAATCCAAGTGGTGGAAAGAAAGGTAAAAATTTAACAACTATTTTAAAGTTGTTGCTTGATGCGGAAATAGAAATTGATGATCCTGTTGTTGCCGGCGCAAAAATTAAAAGACCAGCAAAAGAACTCATAAATATTCAATTAATTGCAAGAGCAATTAAAGGAGATCGGAAAGCTATAAAAGATATTACAGACAGACTTGAAGGCACACCTAAACAAACACTAGAAACAGTTGGTGATCAACCTGTTCAAAAAATTGAAGTGGAGATTTTAACATCAAAAAATGATAACGCTGAAGATAAAAGGAACAAGAGTCTTGAGGGAGAACCTAGCAGCGCCGAGCCGATGGGTTGTTAATCAAGGCGGATCAAGGTCTAGCAAAACATATTCCCTCGCTCAAATGTTTATTATAAAGTTAATGCAAACTCAAAATAATGTATTAACTATCTGCAGAAAAACTCTACCTTCTTTGAGAGCATCAGCAATGAGGGATTTCTTTGATATCCTTAAAGAGAATAACCTTTATAAACAGGCTTACCATAATAAAACAGAAAACCATTATATGCTTAACAATAATCTTGTTGAGTTTATGTCTTTAGATCAACCTCAAAAGAAACGAGGCACTAAACGAAACCTTTTATGGATGAATGAAGCTAACGAATTTCTTTGGGAAGATTATAAACAGCTTGCGATGAGAACAAGCGGGCAGATATTTCTTGATTATAATCCTTCCGAAGAATATCATTGGATATATGATAAGATTATCCCAAGGAAAGATTGTAAGTTTATTCATTCTACTTATCGAGATAATCCGTTTATTGAGAAAGCTATTATTGAAGAAATTGAGGCTTTAAGGGAATGTGATCCTGATGGCTGGACTATTTACGGTGAAGGGTTGCCGGGGAAGTCAACACAACTTATATATCCTAAATGGAAGTTAGTTGATCAGTTTCCGGATATTGTAGATCAAGAAGAGTTTGGTTTAGATTTTGGGTTTAATAATCCGACTGCTTTAATTAGGGCTGGGTTAAAGGATCAAAAAGAATTGTTTCTTGAAGAATGGTTGTATGAAACAAGGTTGACTAATTTTGAGTTAATCCAAAGACTAGAGGTATTGTTTCCTCCGTACCGTAGGCATGTATTAATTAAAGCGGATTGTGAAGCGCCTGATCGTATAGAAGAAATAAGGCAGGCTGGGTTTAATTGCGTACCTGTTAAGAAAGGCAGGCGCAGTGTTCATGACGGGATTGATGTTATGAAGCGCTTTAATATACATATAACAAAGAATAGCGTTAATTTACAGAAAGAGATTAAAAACTATAAATGGAAAAAAGATCCGCAGACTGAACAGATACTTGATGAGCCGGTTAAGTATATGGATCATGGAATGGATGCGGCAAGGTATGCAGTAGGCAATGAAGCTGAACCTGTTAAGGTGGATAATGTTGAAGTTGTTTATCAGGAAGATATAGATGACGATATGGAAGAGGTTAGAATAGGAGACTACTAATTGACAAATAAAATTATTTAATGTATTCTGAAAGAGAGGACAAAATATGTTTGGATTAAAACTTATTAATCAAAAAGATTATACCCACTTGCTAGAAACCGTTACAGAGTACAGCCGAGCTTTAGAAGATGCTGGCTGGATTAACCTTTCTTTAGATAGCGGATCAGCTTTAGAAGATGTAATTAAAAATGGGTTTGAGAATGTTATAAAAAGGTGTAGGTTGTTTTATTACAACAATCCTATTGCTGGTCATTGGGTTGATTTAACTACATGGTTTACTTTTGGTGAAGGGATAGCAATACCAAAAGCGAAAGATAATAGCATTGCTGAGGTTATAGAAACCTTTTGGAACGATCCGGATAATGTTTCAAGTATTACAGGGTATCAAGCACAAGAGACTTTAAGTAATAAATTACAATATGAAGGCAACTTATATTTTGTATTGTTTGCTGATGAAGAGGGGCTTGTTAGAGTTAGAGTCATGGACGCATTACAAGTTTCTGATATCATCTATGACCCTGAAGATAATACAAGACCTATTTTTTATAAGGTAAAAACAAATAAACAAAAGTATAATTTCGCATCAGACAGTTATGATTTTTCTGCGCCTGATTTTGTTTATTATGCCGATAAAGATGTTTATGATATAAACGAGTATAAAATCCCTAAAAACAAATTAGTGCAAGACGCAAGAATATACCACGTTAAAATTAATACAGATTTAAAGTTTGGCGTACCTGATTTATATAGAGGGATTGATTGGATGAGGGCGCATAAAGATATGGCGCAGGATTTAGCGACTTTGATAAAATCTTTATCTCGGTTTGCTTGGAAAAAGAAAATCAAAGGAACATCTGCGCAAGTGAATAAATTCAAAGCGGCGATGAATTCAAAATCAGACATGAGTAATAGAGCGCCGGCAACTGGAAGCACTCAAATAGAAAATCAAGGTGTTGACTTGCAGTCAGTTGATATTAAAACTGGAGGCGTTGATATAGGATCAAAAGGGTTGAGGCAAATGCTGCTAATGTCTTGTGCTGCTTCTGGGATTTTTGAGCATTACTTTGGCGATCCTAGCACTGGCAACCTTGCAACAGCTAAAAGCATGGAATTACCAATGATTAAAAAGTTTATTGCAAGGCAAACTTTGTTTCGCACAGTGTATAGAGAATTGTTAATGTATTGTATTAAAGAAAAGGTATCAGTAGGGTTATTGTCTGGAATGATTGACGATGACGCAAAAATGCGCCGCAGGAGATTAAACACTAATCTTGATTTAACTATAGATATAGATTTTCCTCCGGTTATAGAAGAAGATTTAAAACCGTTGGGAGAAGCTTTAGAGATTGCTAAACGTGCGGGGCTAATAAGCGATGATACAGCAGCGAGGATTTTCTTGCTTGGGGCAAATCAGAACGAGCTTGATGAAGAAATAGAGAAGCTTAATATAGATAAAGAAGCAAAAGAAAAAAAAGAGGCTGAGAAGTTTAATCAGACAGTGCAGTTGCAACAAATAAAAGCGAAGCCAGCTATTCCAGTTAAAGAAACAATAGAAGCGCCGGGGCGAGGGTTAGCAAACAGATTTGTTCGCAAAAGTGATTTCATGAAACAGCGCACTAATGGATATGCTAGGGCGATAGCAGGAAACTTTAAACTTTTAAGAGATAATATTAAAAAGAACATAGTTGTTTCTGGTGTTAAAGGTAGGTATTTAGGAGATGTTAAGAAACTTGATAATATATTAGAAGCTTTTGCGCATAACATGATTACATCGGGAGATAAATATATAGCTGAAGCTGTAAAAATCGGGTCAAAGTATTTACAGGCGCATTTAGATAATAAAGTGGTTGAAGCTTCTTTATATGAGGCTGGTCAAGGAGAATCTGCTTTAGTGCGTAAACTATCAGAAGAAAATGAGAAATATGTTACCAGATCTTTAACTCCTAGCATAAAAGAATCTGTAATGAAAAAGGTTAGAGATACTTATGAAAGCGAGAGAGATTTTCATGCAGCGGTTAATCAGACAGTCTTAGGATTTGAACCGAGATTAGAGCAGTATGCCGGATTTTTTTGGCGAGCAGAAGAAGAAGCGGTGAAAGAAGCTGGGCGAGGTACGGGGTTAATGGTTAACTTTGTTGGCGCTGACGATGAACAAACTTGTGAAGGGTGCGAAGCCGCTATGGCAGGCAATCCATGGTCAATAGATGAAGCGCCTGTGCCGGGAACGCTTGATTGTTTAACAAGGTGTAGACATGCTTTACAAATTATAGAATAAAATGCAAATATTGAAAGCTGTTAATTTTGGATCGAGGTTAGGGGGGTTGGCGACAGTAGGATATACCCTTTACAATTCTGATGGAACAGAGAATCAAGCAAGATCTACGGCCAACATTACAGAAATAGTTGTTGGTTCAGGGATGTATCAATGCTTTATTACGTTTGATGATACCTTTCAAGGATCTATCGTTTGGGATACAGGAGAAGCAGAGCCGAAGTATGCGGTTGAAACAGTTGACTATCAATTTATTGCTAGTCAAGGCGGAGGGGGCGGCATTGGATATATTGATTCTGTATGGAACAATGCGGATAAAGAAACACTTCTTGATAATGTCAAGGCTTGTTTAAACTTATTATTATTAATGAAAAAACTTTTTATTCAAATTGCTAATATAGAAGATAGGTTGATTAACCTTAACGAAAAAATAAATGGTTTAGATTTTTTAGCATTAACTAAAGAATTATCTTCTTTAATTTTAGAAGCTAGAAGAGAATATCAAGAAGGAAGGAATAAAGACAACAAATCTTTATTAAAGGTTGCTGAGGCGTTATCTGTTTTAAATAAAGGGCTAACTTCTGCTGATCAGTTTCATTTTATTAGGGAAGATATGGGGAAAATAAGAGATGAGATTTCTTTTCTTTCTCAAGCGACACTAAAAGGTTTGTCTTTAGATGTTATAGAGGAAATGCTAAAAAAAGAAGGTGTTCATGTTAGTTAAAGAAATGCTTGAAGAGCTTGAAATTAAGATGACAAAGCAACTTGAAAAGTTGCAAGAAAACATTGCAGTTAAATCTCAAGAAGCTATTGCAAAATATCAATCTAATAAAGAGGATTTAGAAGTTATGCAATGCTTAGAGTCTTTAGCTTTAGAGGTTAGCAAGGCTACAGACATTAAAGACTTAAAGGAGGTTGAAGAGAAGATGAAAGAAGCTATGTCAAAAACAAGCAATTCAAACATAATAGAGAAAGCAGAGAATATATTAAAAAAAATAAAAAATATTAAAGAATCTGCTCCTATTGGCAGCGTTGAAAACTTAAGGGAACGCATTAACGAGGCCTTACAGTTAAGCGGATTATTCCCCGAGAAAGATTTACAAGATAAATATATTTCTTGTTTTTGGATTAGGTATCTTTTTTTAGATAAAGTTATTGTTTGTTATAACGAAAAAAATTATCTAGTTGCTTATTCAATTTTAGATGGAGTTATATCTTTTGGAGAACCTAAAGAAGTGGTTGAAGAGTATATTGTTAAAGAGGTAAATTTAAACGAAAGTAACGGCGGGCTTATTTCTAAGACGATTGAAGAAGAATTGTTTTTAGATTCTTATATAGATATATCAGAGTCAACTTTTGATCAAAAAAGCGGTGAGTTAGAAAACGTCATTTTGATTGAAGCTGGAACGAATCCGCAAAAAAGAAGGCATTATCCCGTAGAGACTATTCAAGAGGCTGCTCCCCATTTTTCAAACATGAAAATGTATCGGAACCATCCGACAAAGTCTGAAGAGATCGATCGGCCGGAAAGAGATCTGAAAGACTGGATGTCAACTATTGTTGAATCAAAAGCAATAGGCGGCAAAGCGGTTGCAAAGGTTAAGGTACATGATTCATGGTTAAAAGAAAGGCTTGCTGATCCTATTGCAAGAAAGCATATAGGGTTATCAATAAACGCAGGCGGGCGGGTAACTTACGGGAAGGTTAACGGGGAAGAGATGCAGATTGTAGAAAAAATCGTGTTTGCTAGGAAAAACGGCCCAGTAAGTGTTGATTGGGTTACGGAAGCTGGCGCACGAGGTAGAGTAGTAACAAGTCCAGCAGATATTAAAGAGTCTGCAAGAAATAAGGACATAATGGAGGATTTTGAAATGTTTGAAAATATTAAGCTGAAAGAGTTGAAAGAAAAAAGGCCAGACTTAATTGAGTCAATAGTAAACGAAGTTAAAGAATCTATTACTCAATCAAGCGAAGCCCTGAAAAAAGAGCAAGAGCTAAAAGAAGCGCAGGCAAAGATTGCGGCTTTCGAGAATGAAAAGAAGATTGCAAAACAGAATGAAACTGTAGAATCTTTATTGAAAGAAAGCTCTTTAATTGATGTTGCTAAAGAAAGAGTAAGACAGCATTTTGCAAAAAATTTAGTTGACGGAGATTTAAAAGAATCTGTTCAAGCATTGATAGCAGAAGAAGTTAAATATTTGAATGCTATTTCTGGAAAGGGAAAAATTGTTTTTAGCAAAAGCAATGACGGGCAGACTTCTTTAGTTGAATCTACTCAGCAAGGCTTAGATGAAATGCTTGGAGTTTCTAAAAAAGAAGAGAAATAATTAGGAGGTACTAAAAAATGGCTAACAATTTGAAATTTGATAGTGGGAAAAGATTACAACTATCTATTGCAAGTGGAGCAGTAGCCGCTGGAGCCTTAACTAGATTAAATGGGTTTATCGGAATCCCTTTAGTTAATGCTGTGGCTGGTCAAACTGTTGCTTTTGCTTTAGAAGGCGTTTGGGGTATGACGTTTGCTAATTACGGCGGCACTGTATTGCCGGCGGCTGGATCAATCCTTTATTGGGATACTACAGCGAGTGCTTTATCTTTAGGGGCAGCAAATGATGATTATGCTGCTGTTAAATGCGTTACTGCGCCGACTGCTGCAGGATTAGGAGCGTTTGAAGGATTATTATTAGGACAATCTAAACCTTATGGGCAGGAACAATCTTAAAATAGTAGGAGGAATTTAAAATGAAATCTTTGTTGCAAATGTATCATGATTTAAAAGAATCAGGATCAACATCAGATTTTCCTAACATTTTAGGAAATTCTATGTATAAGGTCTTGATTGACAAGTTTAAAGGGATTAATTCTATATGGCGTGAAGTTGCTATGATTGGAACTTTACAGGATTTCAGACCGCATGACAGAACCATGTTGGGCGAGGCTGAGGATCTTTTACCAATTGAAGAAGATGGCGTTTACAAAGACAGCAAGTTAACTGATTATAAATACCAGATCACATGTGCCACTAAAGGGCGCAAGTTTACTATTGGCCGTAGAGTGATAATCAATGACGACTTGCAAGCTTTGAAAACTGTGCCTATGAAATTTGGAAGAGCTGCTGGGCGTGGACTTGCGAAAGGGTTTGTTGATATTTTGGAAGGATCACATAATGCTTATGATAGCATTGAGCTGTTTGATCATTCTACTCACAACAACATCATCAATACAACTTTGACTAATACGGCAGCTGGCGCTGGCGTTCTTGCTACTGCCATAGCCCGTATGCAAAGAATGACTTTTGATGGTGAGATTATGGGTATTACGCCAAAAGGTATAGTTGTACCGCCTGAGATGGAAGATACAGTAATCCGTTTGATTAATTCAGATAGACTATTGCCTACATCAACTAATGGCGGCGGCGATACTAATGTTCCTTTCCGCAGATTAAAGGTTCTCACTGAACCATTTTTGACTTCAACTACTACATGCTATTTAGTAGCTGATCCGGAAGATGCGCCTTTCGTTGAAATTGGTTTTTTGAAAGGCAAACAAACACCTGACCTTCTTATGTTAAAAGCTAACACTATTAATTTAGCTGGCGGCGAAGATCCTTGGGGTTTTGAGTTTGATGATATTCAATACAAAGTCCGTTATGATTGGGGTATGAAACCGGCTATGTATCAGGGTGTCATTAAAATTGGTGCTTAAGTTTAAAAATTTATCTGGCAGAGGTGTAAAAGCTTCTGCCAGATACTTAATCAAAGGTGAACAATGTCTTTTACTTTTAACACATCAACTAATATAGGCAAAGTACGATCGTTAATTAGGGATACAGTAGAGGCAACCGCTATTTTATCTGATGAAGATATAAATGTTTCGTTAAGTATTACGGATAACGATATTTTGTTAGCGGCAGCTATGTCTTTACGGTCTATTGCAATAAATAAAGCGTTATTAGAGAAATCAATAAAGGCAGGCAATTATTGGGAAGATAACAAAGGAATATCTAAAGCGTTGTTGTCTTTAGCAGAAAAATACGAGTCTATGGCAGAGAACATTCCGGCGGATGCTCAAGCAGAAGTTTTCGCTACTGATTTTAATTATAATGAGATTTTATATAATAAATCTTTAAGAGGCGAAAATGATTGAGCATACTGCTTTAAAAAATATTTATCTTAATAAAACAATTTATATTCTTGGGGCGGGGGCTTCTATGAATTATTTAGATGCCAGTTTTTTTGACGACA